TAAAGCAACAGTTGGAGCACATTGTGCAAATTTCCCAGGTTCAACTGCTATGCTTGGAGGTAAATCAGATATGTCTGATCCAAAAGATGCTGCTGAGTTCCAAAAGAAGAGTACTGAATACACTAAACAAATTTTAAAATCAATGGGGTTAGACGATACCATTGATGCTCAACATGCACTAGATTCTCAAGCTCTTTCAACTAAGGCTGCCTTAGCCGACGTATGGGATTTTAAAACTGGTACAGTCAGTTTAAATATGGAAGATGCTTCAAGAATGCATGAGTATTTACAAGAAGGCGTTAAGGACGGTTCATGGTCTCAAGAAGAAGCAGATGCTGCTGAAAAACTAGCACTTGAAGAAATAAAAAATGGAACTCCACCAGAATTAAAACTTCCAAATAATCAAACTAACGAAGGTTTATTTAGGACTAAAACCTTTAATTTTGCATAATAAATAACTAAAAATAAGTAAACACAAATGACACTTGTTAAAACATTTGACGAATTTAAAAAACCGCCAGTAATTGACGAAGCCAGAACAGTTGGAAAGATTTCAGTTGCAAATCCAAAAGCAGGTGAAATAAAAAGATGGAACGTAGTATTACGTAGTGGAGACGAAGGCGCAGTTGACCAGGCTAATCCATCCAATACAATCCTAAGGGAACTTTCTCAAGACCCTGATTTTAAAAATTGGTGGAAGTCATATGATGCTCTATCAGTAACTACCGATAAAAAACAAATTCCAAATCATAACTTATTAGCTATTATTGATTTAGGTGTTCAAAATAAAACTAATTTAATTGGTCAAAATGTTTATAAAGCACAAGTTGCTTTTTTACCTTATGCAACTGGTCAACTTCATACAGGTGAAGTTGCAGGTATGTGGGTTACATATGATGTTACAAAAGTTCCACATAGAGCAAGTGCTACAGTTGAAGGATCAGACGTTGAATTGGTTGCTTGGAATAGCCAAGATTTGCCTGACTTACGAGTTACTAACGATAATAAAAGAATAGAGGCAAAGGATAAAACTACTGGTGGAAATATACCAGCAAATTTATTTAATACAGCGTACGTTGAAAAAAATGGAGCAAAAGGCGGAGTTGCTACAGTATCTACAACAACTGCCGCTAGTTCAACAACTGCAGCTGGCTCAACTACTACTGCTAGTTCAACAACTGCCGCTGGATCAACTACTACTGCTACTGCTAATACCTCAGTTGGATTAAAAGCTACGCAAACATTTGATCAAAAAATTCAAGACCTACAGAAAAAAATTATTGCTAGTGGAAATGCAGAAGCAGCCAAAGCAATTAACGATAAGGGCGGAGCTATTGGTAAATACGGAAGTGGAACCGCTAAAGCAATTGCAATTTTAGTGGGTACTCCAACTGTTCCAGTTACTGAAATTACTCCAGAAATAGCAGCTAAATTAGAGGCAGCCCTAAAAAATGTAACTCCTGAACAAATTGCAGCAGTTAAAGCACCTGCTGCTACTCAAGCAACTACTGCTAAACCTGCAGAAAAGGCAGCAGCTTCAGCTAAGGTAACTACTGCTGGCGGAACTACTTACGAAATTATATAAAAAATAAAATTTATTTATGAATATTTTAAATTATGCAAGGCAATTAGAACTTATTAATTATTCAAATGTTAATGAGGACATATTGAATGAAGCTGATGCTGATCCATCAAAAGCATTAGAACAGGTAAAATCAGGTAAGACCGCCGGTTCAGCATATGCTCCTCAATGGAAACAGCTAACCGATTCCATTTCAACGGGTATTGATGCTAAAAAAACTGCAGGTTCTATAATAATTAAACATGATGCCTCAGCTGGTGGAAAAGATATGGTTACGGTTAATTGGAAATTTGAAAATGGAAAAGTTACCCTATCAGTAGGTGCGGCTAGTACGGCTACCGCTGGGCCAGCGACTCAAGCAATTAAAGATGCGGCTCAAAAAATATGGATTGCTCTTGAAGGGTCATCAATGACTGAAGATGAAGAGGCTGTATACGCAGTATTTAGAGATGATATTAAAACTGATGCTGATTTACAATCATTATTGGCATATTGGAAATCATTAAAGATACCTTTTGTAAAAGGCGGTATGACTAATTATGATAGAACTAGCCTTGAAAAAACTTCGCAAGTTCCTCAATTTAAAAATGATACTAACTTAGATAAATGGAATTATCCATTAGAATATTGGTTAGGTAATTTATTTAATGCAAGTGAAATTAATAAAGTGAATGACTATTTAAGAGTATATTCGGAAACTAGATTTAAAGCATTAAGCTAATGTTAATAATAAACGTAAAAGACCATGGAACTTTAGACAGGGCTCTTAAAGTTTTAAAACGCAAATTTGAAAAAACTGGTACAGTAAAGCAGTTACGTTCCCGAAAGGAATTTATAAAACCAAGTATAAAACGTCGAGAAGAGATTCGTAATGCCCAATACCGTCAATCTCTAAACAATGATTAAAACATTTTCTAATTTCTTGGCAGAAACAAAGAAATATTCAGATGCAGCTGGTGTAGCTATTCTTTATCAAAAAAAGATTCTACTAGTTCATCCAACTAATGGTAGCTGGACCAAACCAATTATGGGAATTCCAAAAGGCAAAATTGAAGTTGGAGAAGACCTAATGGAGGCAGCGCTTAGGGAACTTCGCGAAGAAACTGGAATTAGGCTCGCACCTGCTAAATTAGAACCAGGGGTTGACACTGTTCAAGTTTTTGATAAGGATGGCAACTATAAAAGCTCACTTCATTATTTTATTTGCAGAATCTCAGATCTTTCTGAAATTGGGCTAGATGGATTGGCTATACCAAAGAGCCAATTACAACCGGAAGAAATCGACTGGGCTGGATTTATCAATATTAAAGATGCCTATTCAAAAGTATCAAGAGCACAATTAATAATTTTAGATAGAATTTCCTAAAACTCCTTCACCATTTTTAGTAAAATAGCTAAACAACAAATTTTATATAAAATGGAAAATCAACAAGACCTAATTACTGACGAACTAGTAATGGACGAAGCTACAGTAGCTATCGAAGAACCTCAAACTGAAATGGCACCAGACCTGGAAATGGAAGAGCCAACCCAAGAACCTCAAGCTGAAATGTCAGAGTTAGACATGTTAATCAACAAACGAACTGGATTTTTCCAAGTTAATTTGGACATTAAAGATCTAAAATGGATTAAAAATTCATGTAATGACGGTAAATTTGGATTCACTGGCCCAAATGAAGCTTTTATGATTATGAATTGTTTCATGGGATTCTCTTCTGCTATTGCACGTCTTGAACAAGAAGACAAAGATGCCGAATCAGCTGGAGTTCAAATTCAAGCTTCTGCTGTTGAAGCTGCTGCAATCCTTATTAATAAATTCGAAGGTTCTAGTTTAGAATCAGCACAACGAATTTTCAGAATTGCAATTGCTCTTAACAATCCAGTAATGGAAATGAAGCAACTTGACCAAATCATTAACCAAATTAAATTGGAAAATGCAAAGCAGGACGAATCAGAATTAGTTAGAATAGCTAAGCTAAATCATCTTGCTAATCAGGAACCTCAAGCTTAATTTTTAACTTTTTATTTAAAAGCCGCGTCTGCGGCTTTTTTTGTTTAGTATAATAGCCATATGACAAACCAAGATTTTAAAGTAGTTGCACAATTTATTGAAGAAATGAAAGCAACTTCTTCAACAAATGATAAAAAAGAGATACTTAAAAAGTACGATACTCCGGTATTGCGTAAGCTGTTTGAATATGTATATTCTCCTTTTAAACAGTATTATGTTACATCAGATAACCTAAAGAAACGTCAAGATCTTAGTTTTGATAACTATAATGATCTATTTGCTTTACTTGATGATCTGAATGCAAGGCTAATCACAGGTCACAATGCTATCCAAGTAGTTAATGGTTTTATTGCTAAAAATCAGGAGTTCGCAGATGTCATCTATGATGTGATAGACCGAAACCTAAAAACACGAGCAACTACAACC